TTATTTTATGGCTGCAATCTTCCCGTCAGACGGATTCCCGCCGAACAGATGGTTGATGTAAGCCAGCCCCTTTTGCGTGACAAGAATTTTTGTGACAACAAAACCCGGATGGCTGTTGCGCTCAATGAATTTTTCTTTCATCTCGAAATACCCGGCATTGACAAACCGTTGCTTCGGTTCATTCCGGTTAGAGAAGAATACGCCTACCTGTCGAAGCTTTTGGAATAGTGTGTTGCGCCCGAATCCCAACTTTAGGATTTTAGCTGCCATTCCGATATCGACTTTGTCGTCTGTGGTGAATGCGGCATCTGCGAAGTCGGCTTTTGGTTGCAGGCGGTTTATTGTCTGTTTTGCCTGTTCGATCTGTTCCGCTTGTTTAGCGGCCAGCATGAGAGCTTCGGAATATGACTGCGGAATTTGGTACTGTTGTATGATAGAGCAATGCCCGGAAGTTAGCAATTCTTCTATCTTTTCATCAACCCATATAGAAAACTCGGTTGATAGTTTTTGAGCAACACGAAGAGCTACGCGATGATGTGCCCAGGTTCCGGATTTGTTACCACCTCGCTTAACTATCAATAAATCAGCCAAACTACAATTTTGTAGTTTGGAAAACTTTTCACAATAATCGCTGATTTCCTGTGAGTTAATAATATTGGTGAGATTTTTGTCTGTAAATGCCTTTGCTACTTCTGTTAGATTTACATAGACAACTCCATTTTGAACACGCATGGTAACGTTATTACCATTATAAGAAAAGATTTGTCCCATGTCGGAGGGATTAGCCGTTGGTTGCTGGGTACTATTATTCCCCGACAAACAAATGTTTCTGTGATTGGACATATCTTATAACATTGTTTGTTTTGGAAGGCAAAAAGAAAACGGTTCCGCCTGTCCCTTTGTCCTACACCACAGAAAGGCAGTTATAGCCATTAAGCTATAGCAAGGGGGTACGAAACCGTTATATCGTAAAAATAATGTTAAGGCACAAAAAATGCCGCAACATAAAATATGTTCGGCGGATACTCCGCCTTTCTGTGAAAAATAGGACGCTGCAAATGTAACAACAAATTTCAAATCAGCAACTAAATTCAGAAAATTTTCTCTTTTAAATAAAACTACTTCTGTTTTCATACGAATTATATATTTAATATTGGTTTTTATTTCTTTGTAGGGTTAAGGTCTTATCCGGCTATGGCAACTTTGCATTGCTTGTCTATGGCTTCTATTATCCTGCCATAGGCTTCTTTGTTTTCTTCCTTAAAGTTAATCCCGGTATCGTCGATAAATATTTCATGCGCCAGAACCACATAGGAAGTATTCTGCACATAGATGGATAACTCTGATCTTTCCGGCCGGGAAGAGACAGATATTATAATGTCGCTCTTCCCTATCAGCTTCTCAATCATGATCCGCTGGACTCCTTTTAGTACATCTAATGTTGTCATAATATTAATCTCCATTATATCTATTGTTAGCATAGTAATTTGTCAGTGCGTTAGCCATGAAAGCCATAGAGCAAGTATCAACATTGCGTTTAGCATCCCGGCTCTCGCACTGCTGCTTGTTCAAGTTGAAAAGCTGGAACATTTTCATCGCCTTGTCATAAGAGCCTCTTTCGTCCTTCCAAGCCTCTTTCAGGCATTCGCCAAATGTGAGGACGTGACGCCCGGTCTTCTTACCTGATTTGAACATTGACCAAGCTGATTTCATTACTCTTCTTTTGTTGTACTTCGGTGCTTCCATTATTTCGTAGTGTTTTAATTTTCTATTATGGCGCAAATGTAATATATAACGGTACAATAATCAAAATGAAAAGAAATATTTAACACTACTTTAACATGTTAATGTACCGATATAATACTACAAGTGGTTTTTATTCGTATATTTGCATCGAAGATTAAAACATTACAGTATGGATTTAAGAATAAAAGAAATTATCAAACAAAAAGGCATGACCATTACGGAGCTTGCTGATAAAATGGGAATCAATAGAGTTAATCTATCTAATATGATAAACGGAAACCCTACGGTAGAAACATTAGAAAAAATCGCTACAGCCCTACATGTCCCCATCTCAGATTTATTTGAAAAGGAAAGTCAAGTAAAGAGTATCATCTGCCCCCATTGTCAAAAAACTATACCGGTGGAGGTGGATTTTAAGGTAAAAGTTGAATAATATGTTATTAAATATGTTACAATATTAGCCTTTGTTCGATTTAACCAATACCTTTGTGGCCAAACATAAAACTAAAAATAAATAATAATGAAAAAGTATTTGCTTTTAATGATTGTTGCTCTAACAACCAGTTGTAGAACTTATTACTCTGAACAAAGCAATGTTTTGGATTTTAGAAAATATACCGAGAATGGCTTTGTTATAAATCCCACAGCTTCAGGAATGGATTTTGAGCCTATTTCTATGATAAGTGTTTCATTTTATTCAGGAGAAAAAATTGAAAAGTCTCTTAAAAATGAAAACGGAATTATCAATTTGTACAACAAATCAGCGCAAACGCGATTTTACTGTGCAACCCCAGATAGAATGTTAGAAAAAATAGTCAGTGAATGTAAAAATATGGGAGCCAATGGTATTATAAACTTTAATATAAAGCCTATACCGGAAGCTAAATATCAAAGCTGGGAAGTCTCAGGTGTTGCAGTTAAGTTGAAATAATACTTAATGATCATAAATTAAGGGACTTCTGTATTACTTTTAGCCCCGGTCGCTTTATCGGGGCTTTTTCATGCCCTAACAGGTAATCCCAAGTTGCGAAACGGCAAAGAAAAACTTAAAAAAGTTCCCGGATTCTTGCATAATTACCAAAAGGTTATTATATTTGCATAGTCATAAGACAGAGTGCACAATGTATGATGACGAAGAAGAGCTAAAGGCTCGGATTGAAGCTGCGGAAAAAGACCTTAGCTTCTTTTCCCTCTACTGGGATGATATTCGGGAAACCGACTGGATTTCGGACGAGGAGCTTGAAGGAAGTGTCAATGATGCGTTAGACGATTTGATTGATGCCAAAAACAAGCTGAAAGAAAGCGGTAGCCCCCCATAGTGGGGCTACCTTTTTCAAGAAACTAAAAACAACACTATCATGGATGTAAAATTAGAACTTAAGAGATGGAAAGCCGATTTCGCCTTGGTGAGTACGAAAGAACAAAAGGCGGAGTATGACAAGAGATTTAAAACCTTTCTTGCTTCGTTGTCTTCGGCAGAAAGGAAAGAGTTCGCGCAGGCGTATAGGGAAGGAGCAAAAGAGGCTATAGATGAAGCAAAAAAAATTTCAAAGATTATTGACCGTAAAAAAAAGATTGATAATGTACTTGGATTTGCTTCTATGTCATATATTGCGGAACATTATTTTGGCAAGTCGCGCCAATGGTTGTACCAGCGCATAAATGGCAATGCGGTAAATGGAAAGCCTGCTGATTTTACCCCGGATGAATTGAAGACGTTTTCAAATGCTTTATCCGATCTTGGGGAACAACTAAAGCGTGCCGCCGTTTCAATATTATAGATTTGAAAAGGCTGTCATAAGATAGGGGCGGAATTTGCGGAAACGGTGTTTTGATTTTATCCGGCTTCCGTAAACCGTGAATTTCCGTCTATGCGATCCTGTCCGTTTTAGGATTTGGATTTGTTGACAGTCCGTAGCAAGTATATTTCCTTGAAATATCCAAACAATTTCTAATATATTTTGTTGTGTTGTAAAACATGAATTTTACCCCCCCCTATTTGCATATATTAACAAAATGCTTTTACCTTTGCGGATAATTACTAATCATTAAAAACGTTTTTAAAATGAAGAAGTTCTTTTTTTTAATGCCGCTTATTTTAGTGGCATTATTTTCTTGTGAGAAAGAAGAGCCTGTAGTCACATCAATCGATTTAGACAAAAGTGAATTAGAACTAAAGGTCGGAGAAACATATGATTTCAAAGTATCGCATAACCCACCAGATGCTAAAGCTCCTACGTATGAATGGAACGTTTCTCAATATTATCCTTTATGGGGTGGAGGACAAGGTGTAGATATTGCTCGCATTGACCAATTAGGGCATTTTGAGGCAACAGATGTTGGAGAAACTTATGTAACAGTTATGACAACGGATATTATTGATCCAGTTACAGGAGAAAGATTTATCAGAAGATGCAAAGTCATAATAAAGCCTATTGAGGCAGAGGGTCTAAAATTGGATAAAACTGAAATAACTATTGATCCTAAAAAGAAAGAAATACTGACTTGCACTATTTCTCCAGAAAATGCGACAAATAAGTCACTTTATTGGAAAACAAGTAATTCTAATGTTGTAACAGTTTCCCCAAAGGGTGATAATTCTAATCAATGCGAATTAACGGCAACAGGAACTGGGGAGGCTGTCATAACAGTGGTTTTGAGTAATAATTCCCAATTAAGTGCGACATGTAAAGTTAAAGTTAATGCTGCAAAATTAGAAGGGCTGTCTTTAAGCGAAAAAGAGAAGACTGTTATTCAAGGGGAATCGTTTAAGTTAGCTCCTGTTTTTACTCCTGAATATGCAACGAATAAAAATGTAAAATGGTATTCGTCTGATGCTAATATAGCAACGGTGGATAGTAATGGAAATGTAAAAACAGTACATTTTGGAGAGTGTGTTATCAAAGCAAAATCAGAAGATGGTGGATTTGAAGCCGAATGTAAAGTTGTAGTTAAACCTATTCCTCTTGATGGCATAAAATTCGAAGAGAACTATTATCCTGTTGAGATAGGCGGTAAAAAACAACTAAACCTTCAATACTTTCCTGATAACGCAGGAAATAAAAGAGTAAAATGGTCATCATCCAATACTATTGTTGCAACGGTAGATGAAAATGGAATGGTAAAAGGTAATACACGAGGAAATACCACAATTACAGCTATATCGGAAGATGGAAGTCATAAAGCTGAATGTCAGATTTATGTTGTGGATATAAATGAAATGATGCTTGTCTATTTCCCATCAGCGTCAGTATCCATAATAAATGGCTATTACACAGGTAATATATCGTGTGCTATAAGAAACAATAGCTCTCAAACTGTAAAACTTACAAGATTCTATGTGGTTGATACCGGCAATTACAATATAGTGACAGAGACTACCGATGCATCACTACTTGGAGAAGAGCTTAAACCCGGGGAAACTTGCGCTCTTAGGGGTAGATTCAATTCTGTATATGAACCAGCTTTTCGATGGGAAATTGAATATAATGGTCGTACATTTTCAACCTATAACAGATACGGAGATAGCGTAAGTTTAAAATCATCTAAATCGATAGAACCTAAAGGTAAATCATCGAATATGATCCAGCTTTATAAAGATTAAGATTGATAGTGAATGATTTATTACTTTTGTCCCCGTTCCTCAGGAGCGGGGCTTTCCCCCCCCCCTAACAGGTAAAAACGGCAAAGAAAAAGCGGTAAATATTTGTTTTCTGCATGCAATGTATTACCTTTGCGATACAATATAATACAAAAGTAATATGGAAGCAGTAGTAAGGAAACAAACTTCTTTTCGTTTGCGTGAGGACTTGTTGCAAATCTTACAGGAACAAGCCAAGAAAGCGAACAGGAGCCTTAATAATTTTGTAGAGAGCACCTTGATGGACGCTATGTACTCCGAGCCAAACGAGGAAACGATAGCGGCGATAAACGAGGCTCGTTCGGGCAAATTTGCCGGGACGATAGACGTGAGCAGTTTTGATGCCTTCATGAAATCATTGAACGAGATAGAATGAAAACAATCCATTACAGTACGAAGGCAAAGAAAGACTTGAAGAAGTACCGCGGTAATATCAAGCTGATGGAAGCCTTATTTGATGTCTTGGACAAGCTAAAGAAAGGGGAATCCCTTCCAAGCAAGTACAAGCCCCATGAGCTGATAGGCAATTACAATAACTGCATGGAATGCCATGTAGGCAACGACTTTCTTCTGATTTGGATAGATGCGGTATCAGACATAGTGGAAATTGTCAGGATCGGAAGCCATTCCGAGTTGTTCGGTAAAAAGAGGTAGAAAAGCAAGAAGTCCTACACCTGCGAATACAGGATGTAGGGGAGAAGGTGATTTGATAGGAAAATAGTATATTTGCATATCAAAATAAAATCTTCATGGAAGAGAACAAACAAGAAATATTAAGGATTCATATAGAGAACTCACAGCCTGTTGAAGTCGCAGACTTTACAAAGACGATGAATGCCTTTGGAGCTTTGTTTGCGTCTTTTGCCCAGAAAAACGGGAAATCCAAAGAAGAGGCGAATGCCAAATTGTACGTAAGTAAAATCATTGAAGGTAGTATTGATATCCACCTTGTTGAATTGGCTACTATGGGTATCATCCCTTTTGTGGAAAATTCGAACTTGATTCTTGATTTTGCGAAACACATAAAAAGCATATACGATTATTATGTGAAGGGAGCTTCCTTTAAGCCGGAGTTAACGCCTGCTGATCTAAGAAATGTGCATGACATGGTTTCGGTTCCAGCTAATGACAGAAATGGTGTTATGTCTGTTCAGGTCATACGTGGAAATGTTGACTCCATATTATATAGCGGGTGTACATTTAACTATATTGAGGGGAATGGCATACAAAACAAATCAGATTATGAACAAAAAGAAATAAGGTCTGTTTCCGACAATGGGGATGTATACAAGAAGCAATTAATGGCCATTTACCAAGTAAGGAAAGGAGAGGGTGTAGGGAATAAGGCTATAATCGATGCTATATCAAGCAAGGCTTTAGCTCTTTTATTCGATTCAAAGGTCTTAGAGGATGAGATTTTGAGGTCTGATATTAATCCTATAAAAAGTGCATACTATGTTGATGTCATGATCTTAACGGCACAAGGAAGGCCTGCCGCGTATAAGGTCATGGCTTTGCATGATATCATCAGCTTAGATGAATAAGTGTTTTTATTTCCATATTTTACTAATATGGAAGCTCAAACAATCTAACATGCCATAAAACATATAGGTAAAGTGTTAAATTTTTTGCCTATTTGGAATGAAAGAGCGAATTTTGCACTGTGAAATATGAACAAAAGGCCCTCGTTTGGTAACAAATCCCGTCAGAGGGTGTTATACATGCAGTAGAAATGCCTAATATCAAATTAAAGTCAATTGAATATATGGAAGCGGCTCAAGAACTCATAAATAAGAGAATATACAATGCAAGTGTACATTGCTCTTATTATAGTAGATTGATGCAGATGAAATATATTTTAGCTCATTATTCTGCTAAACCTATTTGTTATGCCGTTCAAGATAAAATTGACTCATCTGGAAGTCATGAATTTATTTTAAATGAGATAAGAAATAGAGTAAGAGATAGTAAAAAAGCAAAGGAAATTGTCGATATTTTTAGACTCTTGAAGAGTAGAAGAGTTAAGGCTGATTATAGAGATGTTTTGTTTAGTTTAGACGATAGTTTAGATATAAAACAAAAATCAGAATCATTAGAAAGAAAATTAAAGGATCAATTTGGAGCAATATGAGTGAAATAAAAGAACATGTTGAAAAATGGATAAATTTAATGATCTGTAAATATCCATGGATAAAATTCGTATATGAAGTATCTGAGGACAATATAGATCATAATATCTGTGTGTACCCAAAGAATTTAATTGAAAGTAGTGAAGGTTACTGTAATGACGAAATAGACTTTGTATTTGAGTTAGATAAATTATTCCCTAATAATGATGTTTTATTTAGCATAGAAGAGGAACTTTTCTCTTGTTCTGATAACGCAAAAGTTTATGATATTAATAACAATGGTGTTATTGATATGAGTACCTCTGAAAACTTAAAGTATAAATCAAGTAAGGTATATAACAATAATGTTTCAGATTATTGTTCATATGCTTTAGCTGCTTAAATCAAACATGTATGGGCGAAGTAAAAAAAGCAAAATTTTCTTTTGAGAAATATATAATAGAAGATGCTACTATCCATGTGTCAAACAAGAAAATGGATAAGACAATAAATTTCAACTTTGAACCTAAAGGATTAATTGATAAGGATCAAAAAACCTTCGAGTTGACATTGGGAACATCTATTAAAGATAAAGCAGAATCATTTCTTATAGAAATATCAGCGGTCGCAACATTTAAATATGTAGAAGATGAAAATGGTGATATTCCAATGCCGTTCCTTTTGCATAATGCTCCTGCTATTTTGTTCCCTTATATAAGAGCGTACATAGCAAATCTTTCCGCATTATCTGGAATACAAACAATATTGCTTCCAACTATAAATATGTCTGGGTTAGCAAAAGAATTGGAGCGGAATATTAAATATAAATAACAGAAGCCGGAATAACCCCCGGCTTTTTTATTATCCTCTAATACCCTTATATCGCCTCGGTGGGGTTTGTTCCGGATCTTGTAAGCGTAGAACGGAAAAATATTTTTCCAACAAAATGTTGGTTATATCGAATTAATTTGTAATTTTGTGCAAACGGCTTAATTTAAAATGGATTATTATGTTTTCACATCAGAGGCCGTTTATTACCCCAAAGAAACAGGTTGATGTTTTTTGCCCTATCCATGGTAACTGGATTGGACATTATGATTATGGCAGTGTTGGATCTTATTACTGCTGGTGTAAAAAGTGTAAAAAGGAAATCAAAATCGTAATGGGAAAATGAAACTGACAATCAAACAGGAAAACTTTTGCAACTATTATATAGAATGTGGAAACGCTTCAGAGGCTTATCGCCGGGCTTTTTCTTGTGATAAAATGAAGGCTGAAACAGTGAATCGGAAAGCTGTCGAATTAATGAATCACGGCAAGATTGCGGCAAGGGTGAGAGAGCTTCAGGACGAAATGAGGGAGAAATCAGCCATCACCAAAGAGCGTATATTGAAGGAATTGAGCTGCATTGCTTTTGCCGATATCCGTGATTTTCTGTCACTTGAAGGAGGGGAGGTCATTTTCAAGGATTCCGGTGCTTGGACAGAAGACATGGCGCGTGCTGTTGAATCGGTCAAAAAGACCAAAGACGGCATAGAATTGAAGCTTAACGGGAAGAGCTGGAGCATCTCGCGCATTTGTAAGATGTTGGGCTATGACGAGCCCACCGTTGTAGACCTGCGCAGCTCGCTATTAAAAGTGGACACTGGCCTTGATTGATGTTCTGTATTTAAGATCTTATGTCTTCTGGTCAGAAAAAACACGGGGATTATACTTTTTATAGTATTCTATATTTAAGATAATGGATAAAAAGGTCATAAGTTATAAGCGGTTCAATCCCAATTTTCACCACCTCAGGTTGTCGCTGCGTGACGACGCCGTAAGGTTCATCTTCCTTTATGGCGGGTCTTCCTCTTCCAAGTCCTATTCCATAGCCCAGGCCATCATCCTTGAATGTATACAGGAGGGTTTTAACACGATGGTGTACAGGAAGACAGGGGCGACTATTTCCGACAGCATATACAAGACATTTTGGGAAGCCGTAAAAGGATTGAAGCTGGATGCTTTCTTTAAGCCGGTAGAGGGACAGATAAGGTGCTTCAACGGCTCATATATTACATTCAAGGGGCTGGATGACCCCGAAAAGATAAAAGGGCTGGAAACTTACCAGTATGTGTTTTGCGAAGAGGTTTCCGAATTTGACGAAACGGATTTTAAGCAGATCAGGAAGCGTCTTAGAGGCCGTAAAGGCCAAAAGATCATTTCGGCTTTCAACCCCATCTCCGAAGACCACTGGGTCAAGAAGAACATCTTCGACAAAGAGAAGCTCTTGGAGGTGGATAACCACCTGGAAGGGAAGCTTAAGGACAACATCACCGGCAAGGTGCTTGGAAAAGAATATTCGGAAATCGCCCAGAAATGGACCAATTCTGCCAAGTTGATATTTAATCCTCGAACACAAGAATACGATACACATAACCCCGACATGGTGATTATGAGGTCTACTTATCTTAACAATTTCTGGGTAGTAGGTTCTCCTGACGGGACCTATGGTTTTTATGATGCTCAAGTAATAGCAGATTTTGAAAAGGATAAGATAAATGATTATTCCTATTACCTGGTCTATGCATTGGGAGAATGGGGAACTATTAAGACCGGCGGTGAATTTTTCAGAAACTTCGAGATAGGAAAACACGTTGGCCGTTATGAGTACAATGAAAATTATCCTATCCATATAACTATAGATAACAATGTGCTCCCATATATATCAATTGGATTCTGGCAAATTATCACAGGCAATGTAAATAGCGCAAGACAGATCCATGAGATACCGGCAGAAGAGCCTTTTAATACGGTATCTAAGGCTTCTGAGGCGGCGGTAACTTTCCTTAACGATATCGGTCATAAGGATAAGATATTTCTTTATGGAGATGTATCTACAAAGAGCGGAAATACAATAGATGACGATAAGCTTTCTTTTTTTGACAAATTCAAGGCTGGCCTGGAAAAATCATTTGTGGTAGAAGAAAGAATGCCTAAAACAAATCCATCTGTTGCCATGTCGGGAGAATTTATCAACGCTATTTATGCCGGAGTTGTAAAAAGCATAAATATAGGCATAGATGAGAGTTGCAAGGTTTCGATAAACGACTACTCTCGTGTCAAGAAAGATGTGAATGGAGCTATCTTGAAACAAAGAATTAAAAATAAAGAGACAGGCCAAACATACGAACAATATGGCCATTTTAGTGATACGAAGCGATATTTCATAACAGAGGCCTTTAATAAAGAATACACGAAGTTTTCTCTTAGAAGGGGTAGAAACAAGATTCCTGATTCAGCAATGAAGTATTATGATAAATCAAAAGTAGACTTGTCTAAAGGTTATGGCATGGTTGAGATCAATCCTTCCATCAATTCAAAATTTGTATTTGTACGTGCCATGATTAAAGATGGCGATTGTTATGTAGTAAAAGCGATGTTATCCGATACCATTATGGGAGAGTCGGAAATATCTTCATTGATTGCTTCCGGGGATAGAGTCCAAGCCGAATGTGATCCTTCACTTGCTGCTTATGTTCGAAATTTGAGGATATATATTCAAGATGTTAGAGGCAGAAAACCTTTCCCCGACCCACAAAAAAGGATTTCTGCTCATATGGATTATATATGTAATAACATATTCATTCCAAGTGATTATGATACGGACATCCTTTTTGAAGCGTTTATTGAAAACATCCTTGACTACAAGGACAAGAATAATATAGAGGCTATAAATTCATTAGCGGCATTATCAGAAAGGGTTAAGAGAGGTTTATATGTGGCATAGATTTTATTCTTAATTGTTTGTACATCTGAAAATAAGCACTATATTTGTAGCGTATAAAAGAAAATAAAGAGCCTAAGAGCCATTCTCGGTAGAAATACTGGGGATGGCTCTTTTTGTTTGTACAAATAAATGAAACATCCTTTATTAAATAAACTTGCGTTTTGGAAATCTAACTGGAATATCAGTTCGAAATCTTTTTCTATGGTAAGGAATGTGAATGCTGTAGAAAAAGATCGAGTAGGGAACATTTGGTATATAAATGCTATATCAAAAGGATTACAACATCTTATTGGGGGTAAATCAGATGTCCTTGATATGCTTAATCTTGCTGATAAGAGAAAGGCTTTAATAGCCTGTACTCCATTTGCAAGTGTTATTGAAAGATGCGGATCTATGTTTTCCAATGGGCGATTTTATGTAACAGACAAAGAAGATAACGAGCATCTCGATAATGGGGATAATAAATATAGCAAAATAAGGGCTTTGCTTAAGCGGCCTAATCCAATCCAAAGCGGAAAACAATTTAATAAGCAAGTTGAGATTACCCTTAAAACCTTTGGATTTTGTCCTATTTATACATTTAGGGCTTTGAGGTCTGAAATACCTGTCTCAATGTGGATTATTCCACCCGAACTTTTTCACGCAGAAGTCGATGCGAATATTTGGAAAAAATCAAAATTGGAAGATGTTATAAAAAAGGCATGGATTGAATGGGGGAGTGAAAATATTTATATTGAAAGCGATGAATACTTTATAGTTTCGGATGCGAGCGCAAATATTAGTGTAACCGAACAAGAGTTGTCTTATAGACATATAACAGACTCTCTTTCCCGACCAGTTAATAATTGGATCTCCCAGATGATTGCGAGGGGGACATTGATTGTCGATGGTGGACCTAAAGGGGTATTGTGTAACGATGCTAATGGCGATATCTATGGCGATAACTCTCTTAATCCCGGAGAGATTGACAAACTTAACGAAAGTTTTAAGCATAAATACGGTGTTGTCGGCAAGTTATTCTCTATTCTTGTTACTACCGCAAATGTGAAATGGGTTCCAATTACCGGTAATTCAGAGGATTTGAAGTTGTACCAAGAGGATGAAGAATGCCGTAATGCTATTTGCAATGCATTGGGGCTGAATCCTAATGTTTTGATATCTGATAGTACATATGATAACCAGAATGGGGCAAAAAGAGATGCGTATCAAGATTTGGTCATTCCTGATTCGGAGAATTATTGTGAAGCCTTAACAAAGGCTATAGTGGGAGATGATGAGATAATTATAAGATTGGATTACACTCATATCTCAGTGCTTCAGGAAGACAAGAAGAGTGCAGCAAGTGCTTTATCTCTTGCTTCTAACGCAGTTCGTAATTTATACAATGATGGTATTATAACATTGTCCGAGTCCAGAAAGGAAGTGGCTAATTATATAGATATAGACCCTGACAATCCAGAAGGGGACTTTAAACAAGAATCTCAATTAATAGAAAACAATATAAAAGATGGCACACAAACTGAAAACTAAGAAAAGAGAATCAATTGGGATGCAGTATAAAGCTATCTCTTTTGAGGCAAAAGAAATAACGATCAACTCCGAAAGTCGTAGGATATCTGGCTATGCCGCTATTTTTGGAAACAAGGATAAAGCGGGAGATATCTTAATAAAGGGATGTTTTTCTAAAAGCATACAAGAAAGAGGCCCTCAAAGTAATGCAAATGATAAGATCATCCATTTATGGATGCATAACATGAATGAACCAGTAGGAAAGATTGTCACACTCATTGAAGATGATAAAGGGTTATATTTTGAGGCAGACATTGATAAAATTGATTTGGGCGATAGAGAAATTGCCCAACTCGAATCTGGCACGATCAATCAATTCTCTATCGGCTATTCTTATGTTTGGGACAAGGTAGATTATGATTCGGAAAAAGATGCCTTTATCGTAAAAGAAGTCGTATTGTATGAAATATCTGCTGTTTCCATAGGTTGTAATGGAGAAACCCATTACACCGGTCTGAAAACAGCCGAAGAGGTAGAAGATAAGGTTATTGAACTGCATAGCGAGATTGAAAATAGTTTGCAGGGATTATCCATGAAAAAGAAAACAGAAATATTAGGCTTATTCTCAAAGTTTAAGGCACTTATGCTAATCAAGCCGGAGGAAGATATGAAAAATAAGCTTCGTTCACTTGTGCAAGATCAAGCCGCCGGAAACCCAAAGAAAAGCTTATTCCATAATGTGAAATTTAAATAACACTAAAAGAAGTAAGAAGATGAGAAAGTATTTCAGAGAGCTGTTTCAGAACAGCATGAGAGGAAGAAAAGAAAGATTTAAGCTTTCCTGTTCTTTGTTTGCAATCATGGCATTGTCGCTGATTGCAGTTTTTACGTTTTCTGCTAATCCTATGGCTGGAGGCGTGTTGTTATCAGGCCTTGGTTTGATGGCTTTTATCGATGAGTCAACGCTTGATGATGATCAGAAAAAGTTTTTCAAGGGGCTGGATGACAAACTGGAGGAGTTGAACGTCAAGTTTTTGAAGGACGAGCTTGGTAAGCCGGAATATATCAAGCAACTTAACGATTTGATGAATGATTTCAAGCAATTGAATGAAAAGAGCATGTCGGATAAGATTGACAAGAAAGACTTCGAAAACTTTAAGAAAGAAGTATGCGAACAACTTGTAAGAATCAAAGGCGCGATGGATAAAACCCCGTCCGGTGAATTTCGTTTGAAATCGATAGACGAGCAGATCCGGGACCAGGTGAAAGAATTTATAACAAAGGATCAGAGCGGAAGAGAAATCGTGGATCTGAAGTCTGCTTGTAAATCTTCGCCTGGTTATAAAAAGCAGTTTAACCTTGTCGTAAAGGCGAATACGCCTATCACATCTACCGTAACGGGCGCATCTGGCGTAACTCTTAGTCCGGGAGTCGTGTTCGATTCTGGTATCTCAACGCCTCCTATGGCCGAAAGCGAAATCAGACAATTTGCCAATGTCGCCACTATCAATGCCCGGACATTGGTATATACTGAGCTTAAGGATTCTACAGGGGATGCCGAGTGGGTTCCCGAAGGCGGTTTGAAGCCTTCAATGACGGCTACTATTCAAGAAGTGATTGTGAACGCTGGAAAGGTTGCGCTTACGGCTACTTTGACAGAAGAGACACTGACCGATCTACCGCAGCTTGTTGCGGAAGTCCAGTCTGAGATCATACAGAAAATAGGCATTGCGGAAGAAGAAGGTATTCTTTATGGCAAAGGTTCAGATGGAGAGATTAAAGGTGTATTTACTGACATCCCTGAATATTCTTTGACAAGCGTGAAGGTTGATAAGCCTAATAATTTTGATGCTATTATTGCAGCTTACACACAAGTTGTTTCGGTATCAAAGATGAACTATGTCCCTAATCTGGTTCGCGTTAATCCGATCGACCTCGCTAACATGAAGTTGACAAAGGATGCAAATGGACAGTACTTGTTCCCTCCTTTCACATTGCAAGACGGCACATTGATTTCTGGTGTACAAATCCGTCCTTCAACGTCTATTACGGAGGGGGAATTCGTGTTGGGGGACTTCCGTTATCTAAATATCAGAGACTATGTCGGGATGTCCATTACCTTCGGCTGGGTAAATGATGACTTTCAGAGGAATCAAGTAACGATGATTGGTGAAAAGCGGCTGATGGCTTATATTAAGTCAAACTACAAGACGGCCTTTATCAAAGGAAGCTATGCGACAATTAAGGAAGCTATTGATTCTAATAAAGCAAGTGTATAAATATTTTGAGATATGAAAAGAAGCAGGCAAAACAAAAATGAGGGAAGGGGCTACAAGTTTGACCCTTCCGAAGTGTATGAGGTTACTTACACAAAGGCCAATCATCATAATGTAGGTGACAAGGACCTTGTGTCTCTTCCGTTAGCCATTATGTTTATCAATGATGGCAAAATTGTTTCCACTCCCGAAATAGATTCAGCAATCGAGAAATACGGGATGGGTGATTTGATCAAGTCAAACCGTAAGAAGTAAATGCCATGTTATTAGATAACTCGTTTTTCACAGGCGAACTCCATATAGAAGGAGTAATTTCGTATACTGGCGTGCCATCAAAAACTAATGAGGCTGCCAATTATGAACTCAAATCCTTGATATCTCAGTACGAACTTGATTTTTATCGTAAAATATTGGGTTATGATAATGCCAAGAAGTTTGTTGAGTATATCGAAAGCGGGGAAGGCGAGGAAAAATGGGATAATCTAAAAAACATGTTGGTCGAACAGGTAGGTGATCGGAAGGTATCTCCGATTGCCTACTATGTATTCTTCTTCTATCTGAGAAAGAATCAAACACAGGCAACGCCTATCGGTAATGTCGAGGAAAGCTCTTCCAATAAAGTTTCGCCGTGTAATATCAAAATGATAAACGCATGGAATCAGATGGCTTATATGAATAGGTATATATCTGATTATCTATATGATCACAGAGATGATTATAGCGGATATTTTTTTGATGAGCATTTGCTGGAATTTATGAATAAAATGGGAATATGATTAATATCGTAGATATATTCAAGGATATTAGCCGTAATACTTCTGTAAGTGTTGGGATGGAAATAAATTTCCTATTTGGGGAATGGGCACAAATAGCAAGGGAAATGGAGATATTAAGCAAATCCCCTATTACAGAATCGGGCAAATGGCCACTTCTTGCTCTTTTTACCCCATTTGAAGAAGATAAGGGCGATTCCGATCTATATTGTAAAGCGAATATTGACCTAATGATAGCAACTCGCACGTTATCTGATTATACCAACAATCAGAGGCTTGCTATCTCTTATAAAGAAATTCTACATCCGGTTTACGAACATTTTATTTCAGAATTAGCCAAAGACAAAAGATTTGATTTTGGCTCTAAAAATGTCATACCACACCGGTATGTGGATAATATGAGGTATGGAAGCCGAGGGGTTTATGGTTCTGACGGGAAGAAACCTTTTGCCGATTTGTTTGACGGGATAGATATATTGGATTTGGAGATAAAAGTAAAGAAACCTAATTGTAGATAAGGAATGAAAAAATATAGAGATTGCGGAAGCGAAACATTTAATACCGGATCGAGCAAATGCCCGTTCGTGCCGGATTATGTGAAGGTTATCGTATTGACTCCTGAAGATATGGTGATCAATGACGATGAATTTGAAACGAGAATAGAGGAAATGATCCATGCGGACAGACCTGGCCGCATTTACCCCATAGGCCAAGTAGCCGAATATGCTCCGAGCGGCGGGGAGGCGCAAACTTCACAACAGGGGTATGGGCCCTCCCAGATCACCTCCTATTCCGAGCTTATAGAGGTTTGGACAATGGAAAATTTTGACGAAGGTCTGCTTGCCAACCTGATGAAGTTGAAAAACCAGCGGATGCGTGCCTTGTTTATCGACAAGAATAATGTCGTATATGGCCAGTCAGATACGGATGCCACCATAAAAGGATATTTGATTTCTTCTATCTATCCTTCCTCCGTACAGAGATATAAAACAAGCGGAGACAATGCTTCTATGGCTGTCAGCTTGGTTTATGATGATGTCGAAAAGGCTTGGCTTGAAACAAAATCTTTGCAGGCGGATGTAGACTTGGTTGAAAAAGCCAAAGGTCTTGTATGGGTGGATGTTGAAAAGACGGAATCCAGCGGAACATCCTACAGAGTGGTAGAGCATTATGGGAAGTATAACTTGACAACCGTGTATGGCTCGTTGTTGGCCAAATCCGATGTGTGGAACAATGCTTCTGCGGTGGAATACGTGAATGGTGTTTTGAATATTACATCTACCGGAACACCATCCCTGAAATCTCCATCTGCTTTGTTTGAGGCAGGCGTAAAGGGCATTGAGCAATGGACGTGATTATGAACGGGGTCTCTTTTAATCGAGATGTATGTGCTAAAATGACAAGAAGGCAATTTTTGGAAGCCCACGAAAATGCTTACTTTTTAGACCATAATATTGAGGATAGAAGAAAGATCCTAACAGATGTTTATAGTATCATAAAAGGTAAATCTGTTACAAACGAGGGGCTTTAACGAGCCCCTTTTGTTTTATTATGGGAACAATAGCGGGAGTTTCAAATGCCGTAAGGATGTTAAAGGATAATTTCATGCCAGAGGTTACAAATAGCCTTCGTGAAAGCGAGGATCTGATTCATGATTTGATTACCGACCAGCTAATGGCCGGGCTTGATGAAAACAGGAAGCAGATAAGGCCTACGTATCTTCAGGATCCTTACTTTCGGGAAATAACGAAGACGGCTAAAGCGGCAAGGAATAAGGCGGTATGGTGGAGGGACATGAAGGAGCGTGTCACGCCTCCTGAAACATCGCATATCCTGAAGTTCCCCCCTCGTAACAGGAATACCCCTAACCTCATAATAACAGGTGAATACCATAGAAGCATCACTCCTGTTGTCGTTGATGGAAGAGATGGTGGAAAGATCATAACCCGCTCAATCGGTTTCTATGCCGGCGATGATGCGCTTGAAGAAAAGTATGGCCCGGAACATTTGGGGCTCACGCCAAAGGCAAAAAAGTATTTGTTGGATAATCGCATAATGCCGGCTATCGAAAACCTGCTAAAAAAATATGGATTCGAATGAATGCGAAAGCACCTTGCAACTGTTCGTCTCAAAACAAGGCTATGGCCAATAGGGATAATATGAGGAGATTGGCGAGTAAAGCCGCCAGAATGGAGCAGCGTATCTATGTTATTATTCGCAAGCATGACGATACGTACACTTTCGAACCAATTGATGCAATTGGAACTAAAGGAGATATAATAGAGTATGTACATTATTTATAGTGTAATTTTGTTAGTTAATATGATTTTTCTATATTTGTAAAACATAGAAAAAGACATAGAGCCTAAGAGCCATACCCGGCAAGAGTCATATCCTGCGGGGTATGGCTCTTTTTGTTTAATTTTTAATGAAAAGAGATGAAGACAAATCAGGAGATGGTACGCTACATTGATAATTTTTCAGTGATTCAACGAACAAGTGATGGGTATTTTGACGCCAATGGGCTTTTAAATCAATGGAACTCTGTTGAAGGAAACCCTGAAAGAAGTATGAAGAGATTTTTGGATAGCCCAAAGACAAATGAATTTATTGAGGCATTGATCAACGATGAAAGCCAAAGGTCAAAAATGCAGTTTCCAGATATTCAGGCTGTTAAATCTATAAAATCGAGAACTCTTAAAGACGGTTCTAAAACTATTGGACAGGTATGGATGCATCCCCTCCTTTTTATCAAGTTTGCCATGTGGATCAATCCAACATTTGAGGTGAAAGTACTACGTTTCGTTTATGACGAGATGATCCGATACCGTAATGACGCAGGAGATGCCTATAAAGAGCTTTCATCCGCAGTTATGAAAATCGTTCCGAGTCACTTCATGCCTAAAGCGATGCAAAAAATTGGCGAGGCATTGAACTGGATCATTTTCAATTCCCATGAAAAGATGTTACGGAACAAGCACGGAGACGAAGGAAAGCTACGTGAATTATGGCAATTAGAAAAGAAGATTGCCGGCTTGATAGAGGAAGGATTTATATCAACCTACGAACAGTTAATATCATATCTAAGAAAGCTGTATCGTAAAAATTGGGAACCAAAAGTTCTAACGGTATAAAGCATTTTTTGATAAGTCTTCATATAGATCATGCTGGTCTGTGAAGATAGGCATGAATTTTTTTAGTAAAACATAAATTTAAAAATATGACAAAATTATACACAAAATGCGACGAGATACCCCTCTGTAAGTTTATAGAGGTTTACAATGGGAATTTGGAGGCTTTGGTGATTTCAGGAAAGGCTTCGGATAAAGAGTTGCGTTTGGTGTTCAGCCGGATCATGGATGAATACAGCCAGATTATAGGTAATAAAAATCTACAATTCGCGGTGTCCAAACGTTCTTTGATCATAAATTATTATACTAAAATAGCCGTTATATCAGCTATATTCAATTTTATAAAACAGGGTGAAATAGGTAAGATATCCGATTTGCTCGCCATTATTGACATAAAAGATGCAAGTATTCAAACCGTTGCTGATGCGGAGAAATTGATAAATAAGATTGAGTCTTCATTGGCTTATATCAGGCTTAGATTAAAAATGGCTCAAGAACAACTTGATAACCCCAATCAAGTCAATAGAAGAGTCGATTTTACCAAAGAACGAATGATTTTATCCGCTCATTTTAAAATGCGCATAGATGATAAAACATATACAGCAGCAGAATATGCAAACCTTGTTAGATTGATGTTAAACGAAATAGAGGAGGTTAAAAAATATGGCAAATGAAACGAAAATAACGACAATAGTTGGGAAAGAGGCTTTTAATCAGCTTGAAAAACTTGATACATTAATAGGTAAAGCGAACGATTCGTATTTGATTGCAGCAAGAAATATGGCTAAAGGACTGTCTTTTGAGCCTAAAAATATGTCTGAATTGATTGAAAAGAATAATCAATACATGGCTTCACTGAAAGAAATACAGAAGGCGGAGACCGAAATTAATAAATTGCGCCAAGAAAAGAATAAGGTAATACAAGAAGGAGTCAACGAGGTTATGGCCCAGATCAAGGCCGATCAAGAAGCCACACGCATAGCGAAGGAAAAAGCGAAATTGGAAAAAGAGCAATCAAAAGTATCTAAAGAACTTGCTGCTACAGAAAAGATTAGAAAGCAAACTACAGAGGATCTAAGTAGAGCTAAACTGGCAGAAGAACGAGCAACAATGGCAGCTTCTAAAGCCGATAAATTACATGCTCAAAATGTGCAGTTGACATCTGATCAAGTTGAAAACCTAATTTTAAAACTTGATACAGCAAACCTTTCTTACAAAGAGCAAGCTCGCATATTAAGTCAGTTAAAGGCTTATTCCAAAACTCAAGCCGGGGGGGTAGACGCAGTTAATCCTAAAGTAATTGAGAATATCCAGAAATTGGATAAGCTTTTGAAAGAACAAGATGCTAAAATGGGAGTATATGGCCGAAATGTAGGTAACTATGCCTCTCATTGGGATGGATTAGGAAATGCAATCAACCAATTAAGTCGTGAAATGCCTGCATTTGCAGTATCCATGAATACAGGATTGCTCGCAATCAGCAATAACTTGCCTATTTTGGCTGATGAAATAGCCAGAATAAGACGTGAGAATGTAGAGCTAACGAAAAGCGGTCAAAAAGCTGTGCCGGTATGGAGGCAGGTAGCCGGAAGTCTGGTATCATGGCAAACATTGCTGTCTGTTGGCGTTACACTTCTTACTGTGTACGGTTCCGAGATTTTCGATTTTGCCGCTAATTTATTAAAGAGTAAAGATGCCTCAAAGGCTGCATCTGATGCATTGGAAGATCTTACGTCAACAAGTGGTAAATTTTTTGATGAGCTTAAAAATTCAGCATCCACCTATGGACAGAATGTTGTGTCCATTAAAAAACTACAGGAGGAATGGAATAGCCTGGGGGATGATTTTGACAAGAAGAAACAATTTATCATTGACAATGAGGCCGAGTTTAAAAAATTGGACGTTTCTATCACTAATGTGAATGAGGCAGAGAATCTACTTGTGGAAAATACAGATGCTTTCATTCAAGCCTTAAAAGAAAGAGCACTGGCTACAGCCGGAGAAAAACTTGCGACTGAACAATATTCGCAAATGATCATAAAAAGAGTAGAGGCGGAGAATAAGCAGAAAGAGGCAGATGAAGCAAGAAAAAATAGTGAGATTGCTTTATATCAGAATTTGCAAGATACCAGGTATGGGGAGATGAAAAGCCGGGATCAGCTCGTAGAACAGCATGCTAAATCTATAGAAACTGAAGCTAATAATTTAAACGCAGAAGCGGAAGCCTATAAGGCAGCAGGAGATGCCTATTTAGATTATTCCCTAAAACAGAACGAAGCGGCACGTACTACCCTACAAAATGCAGCAATAGAAGAAGCGACAAATGCGGAGAAATTAAAAAAGCAAAAGGAACAAGCTGAACGTGAGGCCAAACAAAGACAAAAGCTCGAAATGGAAGCCGAGCGAACAATCCAGGAAGCCCGCATAAAGCTAATGGATGAAGGCTTTGAAAAAGAAATAGAGACTCGTAATGCCCAATATCAAAAGAGAATAGATGATGTAAAGACAAAGGGGGTTCGTGTAAATGAGCAGATTTCTGCAATAGAGGCCGAGAGAGAGAAAGAATTAGCCGATTTTAGGGAAGAATACGAATCCAAACGTGCAATGATTGACGCACAAAATCGAATTTCCTATGCCAAAAAGGGAAGTTTGCAAGAACTTGATGCACGCATTGATATTCTTGAACTTCAAAAAGCTGCAGAATTGAAAGAGGCTGAAAAGACAGGAGCAGATAAATTGGCAGTAGAGGATAAGTACTTAAAACTTATAGAAGATGCTTATTTGGAATTTGGCAAAGTACAACTCTCTCGTCAGCAATCTCAAAACGAGTTAGAATTATCAGAGCAACAGATTTTCTTGAACAAGGAATTATCTATGCTTGAACAACAATACTCCAAAGGGATAATCAAGAAAGAAGCCTATGAGAAGAAGAAAGCAGATTTACAATATCAATATGCGGTTCAAGCCCTACGGCAGGAAATTGATTTGCTTGAGAACAGTTTGTACCTGTTTTCTGGAAACGAACGCTTAGAAATGGAGAAGAGGATAGCCCAATTAAGAGTCCAGCTATCAAAAGAAACTACCGATAAAATAAATGCAGATGCAGAAAAGGAGCTTAAAGAAAGGGAAAAGGTTGAAGAAGCAAAAAAGAAGTTGATTCAAGAGGTAGCAAATGCCATTGGAGAAATTGAATCTTCCGTATTTACCCGTAGAATACAGGATATAGAAACGGAAATGGATGCTAATCAAGAGGCTTATGATAAACGTATTGAAGAAATTGATGCTTTGGCAGAAAAGGATGTTATCACAAAAGAGGAAGCTGAAGCCCGTAAGCGCGTAGCGGAGGAGCAATCATCTGCAAGAAACGCTGAGCTTGAAAAGAAAAAGGCTGATTTGCAAACAAGGCAGGCACGATTCCAAAAAACAATAGATATCGCTCAAACTATTGCATCCACAGCACAAGCTATAATGACCGTATATAAACAACTTGGAATATTTGCTGGGCCTATGGCTGCGCTAATTGCTGCAACCGGTGCTGTTCAACTTGCCACCATCATAGCCCAGCCTATCCCCAAGTACGCAAAAGGTACGGATTATCATCCCGGAGGTTTGGCAATTGTCGGTGATGCCGGTAAACACGAAGCGATCATATCAGGAGGCAAAACATATATTACTCCTGATACTCCAACCTTGATGCCTATACCAAAAGGTGCTGAAGTTTTGCCGGATATTCATGATCCTGAGTTTTATTCCCGTTTCATGGACAACAGTTATTGGCTAACTCATAACAAGGCCGGGGAACGGGTGCAGATCGTGAACAACTTTGATGCGGAAGGCATCATTCAGGCAAACAATAAGACGAATGGCGATCTGAAGAAAGAGATTCGTTCTTTAGGTAGAATCATATCCAAAGGCCAGCGCAGGGCAGAATACAACTCTTATAAAAACTCGAAAATGAATTGATTATGATACGTGTTCAGTTATTAATAGGCGGAAAGAAATACGAAGTTACCAAAGATTTAGTCAATTGGGAAGATGTTGAAATATCGATAAAGAGAAAAGACTTTGGCGGCGTGTATAGGACGTTCGGGGATTCATTTGAGTTTGCCGGTGATTCTTATATGCTCTTGGAGAACGAGTTCTTGACAAACTATCTGAATGCTTCTGCTGTGATAGTCATTGGGGTATTGAATAATTCTTGGACATATAATGAGAAGATCCGGTGTAATCTTGATTTTTCTTCATACCAAAATAACGGTAACACTATATCCATAAAGGCTATAGATAACAGTGCGGAAGCTATAATTAACGCAAACAAGTCACAGGTGTATGATATTCCTGTTTCAAGTCTCAAATCGGATGAACTGTATTATGATCGTATGGAGTTGAACAACAAAGCCGATTTTGTTGTGATACCGACTGAAGAACAGACTGAAGAGGGTTTATATTCTATTGTATTACCCAAAGGCATACAAGGGCCTTTTTTGCTGCCATTAGGCTATACAACCAGTAATTTCCCTAACAAAAATACCATTGACATCGGCGATACTCCTTTGACAGACCGAAATTATGCTGAGTTGCTGGCCAATCACTATCTTGTTAAAGCACTGACTCCTGTTACCGTGAAGTTAAGGATATCCTTAAACATTCAAGTAGGTTCCATGAATACGGTTAAAGATTCGTTCTTATGGTTTGTAGCTGTAAAGCAAGTATACGACGAAGAAGGGATATTGAAACAGACGGTTGTAGAAGAGATACGAATGAATCCTAATTCATTCAACGAAATAGATAGAGAATATAAAGTGGATTTGGGAACCGGAGAGAGGTTTTACTACCAAATAATGCCAGTATCTGGCAATCACATTCTTTCATCTCCTGTTGCCTTGACTATAAGCAATGTCAAAGAGATTAGTGTATCGTACACTGGAAGAGGAATGCCTGTTAATTTCGATGTCTTCACCCCTAATAAACTGCTCACGTCCATACTATCCAATATGGGTCTTACCGATATGACCGGGGAAGTAAAGGAAGGTGACACAACGATACCGTATATGATAGCTGCGGAAAGTATCAGAAATATCAAGAATGCAAAAGTCCATACCTCTTTCAGTAAATTTTCAGAATGGGCAAAAGCATGTCTTGGATATTACTACAAGATAGAAGGCAAGAAGGTTATATTTTGCCATTTGACAGAATTATATGATCCGGAAACGGTGAAAGAACTTGAACATGTCAATAGTATTGATATTTCAATTGATAACTCCTTGATCTATTCCGGGGTGGATGTCGGGTATGAAAAGAAGGATTATGATGAGATAAACGGTCGTGATGAATTTCATGTAAAGAATAGTTTTTCGACTGGTATTTCAATCAATGATAACATATACAAACTCATCAGTCCTTATCGTGCGGATTGCTATGGGATAGAGTTTTTGGCACAAAAAAGAGATGAAGAGACGAAAGATGATAGTTCGGATAATGACTTGTTCATTGTTGACGCAATTTCTGTTTTAGACCCTTCTACATCCTCGATAAAGTTAAAATTGAACAGGCAGGGAGACAGGCCTTCCGGGGTTTTATTCCCTTCCTCTGTATTTAATGTCGCATATTCTCCAAGAAGAATGCTGCTTGCAAATAAGGAGATATTATCATCTTGTACAAGCAGGCTTGAATTTACCGCTTCCGAGGGAAATGCAGATGCAGTTTTATGGCGGGAAAGCGAAAATTCTCCCGTTGTATTAGATAGCCGTTATTTTAGGGTAGAAACACTGAAAGTGGGAACAATAGGGTTATCACCATTCCCGGTTTTGTATGACGGTCTTATATCATTTGACTACAACAACAAAAAATACACAGGTTATGTTTCCGACATAACAGAGCATCTTGGTAAAATGCAGACAACAGACTATACTTTGATTTGCAAAAATATTGTTTAATGTTGTCTTTGTTTTGAATAATTGCTATATTTGCAAGCATAGAGCCTAAGAGCCATGCACGTAGTTAAAACTGCGTGTATGGCTCTTTTTGTTTGTATGAGCGTATGATAAAAATAAGCAGTGTATCTCCTTTAATATTTGACGTTGAAAGTACAGGCTTTGAACATTCGATTGATTATGTTCAGAAGTTTGAAAGGGAAGATACACCTATCCTCATACAGATCGTCGACGTTCCTAACAAGACATTTTCCATGTTGCTTGTTGATTTATACAATGGCACTTCATATCCGATATCTCCTCAAAAGTATGTGATTAACGATTATAACACATTGTATGAATTTACGATAAATCCTTCAAATGACGGGACTTATCAAGCTAAAATAACAAACGAGGCGGGAGAGATATCCGTTAGTTTGCCCTTCTGTTTGCATAGCGCATCTTATACTGCATTTACGATGCAAATAGAATATACGAACGCAAATAATCAGCAAGCATTTGGGGCTGTATTTGATGTATCAGGGAATAAACGTGTGTTTAAAACGCGTGTAGAAGGAGGTTTTAAATCTGATAGCCGGCAATTGGCTGTTGAAAATGAACAATTCAGGACTCAAAAGCAAGAACCGATCAACCTGTATTCTGTCCCCTATGAAAAAAGGACGCTTACGATTGGCGACAATGAAGGTGTCCCTTTTGAGATAGCACGGCTTTTAAACAATATCTTCTGCTTGTCTTCTGTGAAGATCAATGGAGTGTCTTATACCAGAAGTGAATCAAGCATACCGGAACAACAAACGATTGCCGAGAGATATCCGCAGTTCAATTATACCTTAGCGGTAGAATGCTCCAAAAATGTGTCTTACAATGGATTTACCGAATATCCAGATGGATCTGGTATTGTTGGAGAAGTCAGTTTAAACGTTTCTAATGCTAAAGACGGTCAAGTTTTAGTCTTTAAAGGAAACAAAGGAAGTTTTGTTAACCAATCACATCTTGATTCACTATGAGCATAAAAAAGTTAACAAAACGAATATGGTACGGATCTGAGACAACCGTAGACAGCGAAGGGAAAACCGTTGCTGCTGCACCTCCTATCGCCACCAATGATGGTTCAGAAGATTGGGATTTGAATGGTCTTGTAAGGGGCGAATTGTATCTCAACGACAATAAGGATGATCCTACTTTGTTTTGTTTAGGTAGCGATAATTTGCCTAAACGAATAGGAGGGGGTGCGACTTCGGGTGGTGGTGGAATCGTAAATGTAGATGTTGACGTAAAAGAAGGAAAAGGCATTGATGTAAAAAAGGATTTGGTTGGTGAAACTGTTATTTTCACGGTTTCGCATGAAGATACATCTTTAGCTGTTTCAACATCTAATTTTGATGATTTTTTTGTACAAAATATCGGTGTTGATGATTTTGGGCATGTAACGTCTGTAGAAAGTGCAAGGCTGGCGACCTATCTTGATGAGCGGTATCTTCGCAAAGATATCGACGATACTGCTCACGGGAATATCCTTTTTGACAAGAAAATAGGATCGTCCATCTTTATCGATGATTGGGAAGGCAAAGGCTGGGAGATCACAGCACCGGGAGCGGCGACGTTTGATTCGCTTCGTGTAAGGAGTGATATCTATGCAGGGGGGAAAATAGGTTCTCCGACGTTTGCTTCCGGTTTCGCCGGCTGGGGCGTAGAGGTGGATATCCCTACGGCCACGGCAGAGATGGACAACTTGTTCGTCCGCAAAACATTCACTGCCTACGAAATAGCCTATTCCCAGATTTACGGTTTAGGGGGTAGCCAGATTGTTTCAGACATCAACAAAATAGCCAGTGTGAAAGTGATGCCCGACCGTTACCGTTGCTATATGGACGATATGGACGGCCTTATGCTCATGAACCTGCGTAAGGGGGACGGCGTGCGCATACAGACGCGGACGGGCACGACCAGCATCAAGTATCTTTTCGGTCGTTGTATCGGTGTGGAAAGTGACTATTTTGATATAGCCATTCCTCTGATTGAAGGAACAGGTCAACCGGAGGCAGGAGACTTTGCCCTTCGTTGGGGGAGCAACGAAGATGCTGACCGCCAAGGATTGATATACCTGACCACAGCCGACAGCGGTGCGCCCTTTATCGATGTGTACGACGGCATTACAGGAGTCAGCACGGAAGACAAATTAAAAGCCCGTTTAGGCAATTTGAAAGGCATCCGGACACAGCGGGGCGACCAGTTGTCCGGCTATGGGGCTTATTTGAACGGCATATATGTTGAGAACTCGACATTCATCCTTCAAAGCGGGGATACCATCGAGCAGACCTTCGTTGCCATGAACGGCAAGTTTGAAAGTTTGATAGATGGAATCCGTAACGACATATCCGCCGAAGGGGGTAACATCCTTGTGAACTCATCTTTCAGCCAAAACACCAACTATTGGACAGCCGCGAACAACGTCCATTTCATTAACGTAGGTGGAGAATATCTTTGGCTGGACGGTAGCTTCTATGTAGAAAAGGATCAAGTAGCCGATATCTATAATGACAACGGTAAAAACGTACTGCGAATAAGGAATACGTATATCCTTCAGCAGAACGCAATAATGAATATCCCGGATCACACGGAAGGAGAGGAAAAGATGTATTCATTCTCTCTGTTCTATAAGGTGCTCCGTCCCGGTTCTTGTGCTTTCGGTATTCCAGGAACCGAGTTGTATCATGAAGAGCAGCTACCAGAGAGCGACAGCTACCAAAAGCTGTCTAAGGTCGGCAAATGGGATGGGAAAGGTGATTTTGAACTGAGATTTACCGGTGAGATACTTATCTATGGTGTAGGGCTGTTTTCTGATGAGATAGCAGATGCTATTGTCAAGTTACAAACACAGATCCTCCAAACCGAAGAAGAAATCAAATTACGAGCAACTAAAGATTATGTTGATGCCGAGACAGATAAAATTTATACTAAATACGATACATCTTTATCATTAAAGGCCGATAAAGCTGAGCTTACTTCATTTAAAGAGGAATATGACGAATTTCAGCGAGTCGTACGACGGGATTACGCTACTCAGTCTTGGACGAGTAACAAAATACAAACCGAGGTTGGTTCTTATGTTGATGGAGCTTTAGTTGGATACGCTACAACAAGTTGGACAAGTAACCAGATATCCTCTTCTGTGAGAGGGCTTGCAAGTGAAACTTATGTTAATCAAACCGCAAATGGTTTAAATATCAATATAAATAGTTTAGGTAATAGAGTTGACAACGTTGAAGGCGAATTAGATTCTGTGGCAGATATAACTGGCGCTTTTTACTCTTTTGGGGCAAACAAAATGCGCTTGAACCGTCGTATCGAAATGGGAACAGGATCGAATACAAGTTTTCAATGTGTTTCTGGAATATCGCCTGACACATCTGGTGCTGCATTTTGGGCTGGTAGTACATATGAAAATCAGCTAAATGCAAAGATAAAATTGAATCATGATGGAAGTGGATGGTTAGCTGGAGGTAGAATACTATGGAATGTTAACGGGAGTAGCTACTTTACTGGCATGTTGCAATCATCAGATAATGGCAACAGATTTATCATCGACCCTACATCAAGGTCTTTTAAAATGATTAACAATTCTAATTCATTAGTTAGTGAATTTAAATTTGATAACATCTCTGGTTATCAATCAATTCCTACATTAAACATGTATTTGCGTGATGTCAATTCTGGCTCTACTATATACCGATATTCGGTAGGTATATCAGGATTTTCCGTTCATGATGTGAACGGAAAAATTATAAGCTCATTATCAACAGGTTTGACTCTTACTAAAATTCCAACCATAGATCCAAAATCATCGGGAATGGTTTGGAGGGATGGAACTACATTAAAAATTTCATTAGGATAAATAACTTAAAAACAAAGGATCATGAAAGTAAATTTTCACATTATTTTAAAAGAATTTGATGGAACAGATGCTGTAGAAGACAAAAAAGTGATGCAGGATGGACGAGTAGTTATGGTAAAAAGCCCTGTAATTATAAATGATCTTGTAGGAAAGGCATTGTATAATGGAGGAGGTCTTGAACGTGCGGGGAAGGCAAACGTCGATGATGACTATAGATTCAAGGCCTATAAACTTTGTCAAAAAATAATCGCTTCTACTGGGGAAATTGATTTATCTCCTGAAGAACTGGTTATGATCAAACAGGCTGCTACAATTTATAGTGCCGCCGGAGTATATGCACAGATTGTTGAACTTGTAGATACGGGAAAGTAATATGGCAACAAAGTTATCTTCAATACAGAGATCTATGTATAAAAATACAATAGGAGATATTGATATTCAATATAACATTTTGCAAGAGACGGGAAAAGACGCAACAAATATCGCCGGAGTTTTAAAAAAAGGTGAAGTTCGTCTTGGAGAAATAAACATAGCTGTAGATGGTACGATGAATATTTATACCTATCCAGGTTTGAATAACGACGAGAAGAAAAACATTGTATCTGCGGTTATTGACGATGTGCAACAAATTTATGACGAGTTGAATCAGCAATAGAGTAACACTTATGACAGGAGATATCATATTATCAGACGGAACAACAATCACGCCGGACGACTTGCAGAAGATTGCGGCAGCGGTGGAGGATTTGATTGCGTCTACGGCGAAAGATCCGGGGCAGTACGAAGAGGTAAGTTCGCTTACCGGTGTGTCTTCCCTTCCAGCCTTTCAGGCATTGGGTAGCACATACAAGCTTGTACGTGTTGCCCTGTCTATCTTGAAGGGTGTAGACGGGCGTGAAGTATTCTTGCAGGTAAACCAGGATAAGACCTATATCCAATGGCGTTATACAGACGGTAATTGGCAGAATCTTGTCGCTTTGTCCGATCTGAAAGGTGCTGCCGGTGATACTCCTGTTTTTAGAACCGGTAGCACAGGCATTGAATGGAAGTACAAAAGTGAAGAAGATACAGCTTATCGTGTACTTGTCCCTTACGATGATTTGAAGCTGAAGTTTTCCGATCTTACGCCGGAACAGAAAGATGAGTTGAAGTTGCATTTTTCTGATTTGACGGAAGAGGATAAGGCGGAATTGAAGGGTGAAAAGGGTGATCCATTCACCTATGAGGATTTTACACCAGAAGAGTTAGAATCATTAAAAGGGGCAGATGGCAAGACTGCTAAATTTGAAGCCGGAACGAACACCAGCGGGCTGGAACCGTCTATCTCCCTTGTTAAGACAAGCGAAGACAGTCAGGGGAATCCGGTTTACACGCTTAGCATTGTGTCCAAACAAGGCGACAAAGGGGAACCCGGAAAAGCTCCGGTTATTCAAAATGGAAATATTCTGACCGGTGATCCCGCTTCTCTCGTATCGCTGACCTTTACGAAAATTGGACAAAACGAAGAAGGACAAGAAATATACAGAGTTGACGGGAGCATCCCGCGTGGCGAGCAGGGACTACCCGGCATTGGTTCTGGAAACGTTTCTGTTGAAGGAACTGGTCTTGTTGTAGGTAAGAAGTATCTCTTTACCCCAAACTCGAGTGATAGCACATCCGGTACGTTTGTGGAGTATATCGAGCCGCGCATCCCTACCGAAACAAGTGATCTGACCAACAATAGCGGTTTTATCACTAAGGCTGTAAACGACCTTACAAACTACTATCTGAAGTCGGAGACATACACAAAGGAAGAGGTTCAATCTTTGATCTCTGCTCTTAATAGCGTAAGCCTTAAAAAGGTCGACTCTCTCCCGGAATCCGGCGACAGCAATGTCATTTACCTTGTCCCCAAATCCGGTTCGGGAAACGACATATACGACGAGTATATCTACATAGACGGGAAGCCGGAGCATATTGGCAGTACACAGGTCGACTTGTCTAATTATGTACAGGAAGCACCGTCGGACGGCAAGACCTACGGCCGAAAGGATGAAGGGTGGGCTGAGATTAAAAACGGAGAACTTTCGCAAGACCAGATGGACGCCATACTTGATGCTTTTAATGCCATACCATTTGATAGGGTAGGAACGACTTCTATTACCCAAGACCAAATGGACACTCTAATGAATGCCATACCTTCAACACTAACTAAAAATGTTTATCATAAAGTTAGCTATACTTCAGTTGGCCCAGAAGTAGCATCTGTCACAACAATTCCAATTTATAGCGGGTATTTAGGACTGGATGAAGACGGGCAAATAGCACTTATTACTGACTTTAGCTTTAGTGATATATACTATGCTTCAATTGGCATACCATCAACTACTGGCTTTACGATATCTATTGCTCCAGATCTTAGTATTTCATTTATTAATCGCTATCTTGTTTTTCGGACATCAGGTAGAGGCACAGATGCCCTCATGGATGATGGCACGTACAAAAAAGTGTTTGATCCTAAGAGCGTCACTACGGCTACGACACTAACGAATCTCCCGATCGAAAACTATTCGATCAAGGTAACATTGTCAGCTGCCAGCGCGTTGTCTTTTGCTTCAACTCCCGCCGAAGGCTGGGAGTGCATGATAGACATCAAGAATACTGGCTCATCCGCCATTACTCAGGCATTGCCGAATGCGAGCGGCTGGCAGTGCGATAAAGAGAGCGTTACGATTGCTGCCGGAAAGATCGCATCGATATCGGTGAGGTATGTGCATGGGACTTATGTGGTATTGAGTAAAGGTAATTAATTCAAAACGGGGAAGAGGTGAGTTATGAAAAAAAGAGTGATGATGGGGAAGAATCTCAATTATGTGAAGTCAAACAATAGCTTTGTTAATACAGGGGTATCACTCAATGAT